TCGAGCTCCCCATTCTTGGCAGAGGTACGCTTCAGACCCTTCATCAGCGGGACCTTGACGATCTTGGAGACGCCGATGTAATCAGCCAGCTCACCCACGGTACGGAACTGACGGTGACCCATCTTGTCCTTGAGGAGGAGCATCTCGGTGACCAGTCGGGGGTCAGCGAACCAGGTCGGGTTACCAGCGCCGTCGTAGTCGTCCATAGCGCGGACCATGGAGTCCAGGATGTCGTCGACGGAGGTCTCCTTGGCCAGGACGACGCGAGGAGCGTAGAGGCTGTCCTCCTTGTAGATCGGGCGGATGCAGTCCTCCTTGATCTTGTCCTTAGAGGAGGCCTGGCGACCATCACCGATGAGGATGGCTCGACCGAGCTCCTCCTCGATCATGATCTTCATTTCGCCGCGAATCCAGGACACCACATCAAAGTCAGTGATGTCCAGGATGTCATCCCTATCCAACCTCTGCTTCTTATAGATGGTGGTCGGCGAGGTGACACGCTGCAGAAGCGTGAAGACCTCGTCTTCCTTTTTATTGCCCTTAATGTAACCCTTGGCACGCGCCTCGTCAGCCGTGATGTCGGCGAAGCGAGTGCGAATGCGGGAGAAGGGGGAGTGCTTAGCAGCACCGACGACAGCGTTAACCCAATCAGTCTTGCGCTTGATGAACTCCGGGGTGTTCCAGAGATCCTTAGCCTCGGGGAAGAGGGTCTCGATCTGCTTGATGCCGTAAGCGTCGGCGTGGGCCAGAATGGCCTGCTTCAGGGAGCCGCTGGAGCGAGCGTCCTCGAAGATGGTCTCGACCTGGGCGTGAGTCAGGACGGGGAGCTCCTCGGTGGTAGCGGAGCCCTCAAACACGTTCTTGTGAGCCATAGTATCCTCAGTTGTGTCGGAATGGGCGGTGTCCTCAACCTCTTCAGTCTCAGACTCCTCCGCCTCTTCATCTACGGAATCGACGAGCTGTCCGACGATGGCGTATACCGCCGTCTTCTGCTCCTCTGTCATCCCTTCGAAGATCTCCCCGAGAGTGGGGTCGTCCTCGTCGCCCTCAGCCTCATCGGCCTCCGGCTCCTCCTCAGCGTGCTCGACGTCGTCCGTCTCCTCCGCCTCGAAGTCCTCATCCTCGTCCTCGACGTCATCACCGTGCGAGACGAAGTCCAGCTGCGCATCAGTGTAGATGACAGCCTCGATCTCATCGCCGTCGTCGCCATGCTCGATGGAGACCTGGTCGATGAGGGCACCAGGGTTAGCGCCTCGGAGCACCAGGCTCACCTCAACGAGCTCGCCATGGACAACGTCGTTGCCCCGAGCCCGGACGTGGGTGGCATAGATACTCATCGCCTTGATGTCGCCGTTCTTGACCATCTCTCGAGCGGTCCGGCCACGATCGGTATTGTTGAGGTGGGCGTAGGCGTAGACGCCGTCCTCACGAACCTCCAGGTCGGCATGCCCAAGGACGTTCTCGACGTCTCCGTGCTTGTGCTGCCAGACCAGAGGTACAGTCTTCCCATCGTACGCCGCGAATGCCCCGTGTCGGATGACCTTGTTATCCGAGCACCGAACATCGTTCTTCGTGGCGTAGCCAGAGAAATCGCACTTAACTGCCATTTTGACTACTCTCCATCAGTTCGGAAATTGGTACCTCCGATGCAGGGGTCTCGTCGACTGGCTCTTCACCAGACGGCTGTTCCTCGCCCATCGGATTGATGTTGGAGTTCACCAACTGGTTCGCTGTCTCGTCTTCAGACTGGGCCCAGCCGAACTTCGGTCGAAGCTCATTGGCCGTACCAATCTCATTACGCTTGACAGAGTCGACCAGCTTGGACATCTCCTCCAGCGGGACATTGAGGAATGGATCCTCAATCGCCATGATCCGCTGACGCTGCGTTCGGGCAGTCTTGGTGAGGAAGGTCCGGGTGATAGCGTCCGTGATCGCCTTCAGAACTGGACGAACCGTTCGGTTCTGGTAGTTCAGCATCTGTCGAGCATCGGCCTTACCGGTGAAGACATCCTCAGTCATTCCGAGCTGGTTGTAAAGCTGGGTAGTGAGCCACTGGATCTGACTCATGAGGTTGTTCTCGGAAGGTCGGTTCAGCTGAGTGATTCGCTCGGCACCGTCAGTGTAAGCGATACCGTACTGAGACCCTGCGAGCTGTTCCTCAATCGCCTTACGGCGTGCCTCGGCCTGCTGCTTTTTGAGCTCAGTCTTGACGACATACGGAAGCTGAATGATGATGTCCAGCTTACCGGATCCAGACTGCTTGTCAATAGCATCAAGCAGATGCAGCTTCTGAGTCAGTCGCTGAAGTGTCGAGCTAGGAGCATTCATTACGCTGTACAGAGGATTCTGCACAATAGCGACGAATTCCTTGTCGAGTGTCAGCTGCTCTCGCTGTCCAGTTTGGTCGTTGTAGACCTCAACCCGGACGTGGCGAGGATACCAGTTCAGGATCGTTCCGATGCGCATTGACTTGACGTCGTATCCCTGAGTCATATCGGGACTCACGTCTGTATCCACAGGGACGATCGCCACAGCGCCTTCCTCGAACAGAGTCAGGACGAGATCCTGGAAGAATCCCTGTCCGGTCTGGTCGATGTTGGCACTCAGAGACAGACAGTCATCCAAGTAGCTACGGTAGTAGCTCTTCAGGTTACCGTTCTCGTCAGTCTTGACGTGTCGGATCGGGACATTGGATACATCGATAGCAATCTGGTTGTAGATACTAGTGACGATCGTCTGATCCCCGACGACAGGCCGGTAGTTCAGGTTCGGATTTCCAAACGTCCACGACCCATACTCGGGAGTGAAGTTCTTTTTGTCCGGAGACCTGGTGAATGCATTCCAGGCGTGGCTCAATCGGTCGGTTAAACCCATTTCACCTCCTTGCTCATTCGAATGCCTCCTTGTTGATCTTGTATGCCACGAAGGCATCCATCAGAGCGGCTACTGAGTCAATCTTCTCTTCCGAGCGCTTCTTCAGTAGTTTTCGGTTACCGTTGGTATCCTCAAGGGTGACGCAGTTTCCCATGGTGAAAGACATGAGTTCCTGGTCGAAGATGAGGAGTCGCTCCGCAGCCAGCTTCTTCAGTTCCCCGAGGGGGACTGATTCTGTCCTGGCTCCCTGAATGACCTTCTCAATACCATACGGGCCGTTCTCCTGCTCCCACCTGGTTACGAACTCCTTGGCGTTGTACGGGTCGAACCCAAATGCCGAGACATCGTACTTCTGTTCATCGATGTACTGGTCCAGATCTTCGTAGACTTCCATCATATCCAAGACGGTACCCTCCATAACTCGGAGGCTTCCTTCTTGGATGAACTCGTCATACTTCTGACGCAAAGCACCAGGCAACTTCATGAGCGTCAGCTCAGAGATGTATGCCAGTGTCTTTACACCAAAAGCCTGATTCCTCAGTGGGAATAGGAAGGTGAACGCACAGAAGTCATCACCCTGGGACAAGTCGGCGCCCATGGCGCACTGCATGTTCCAGAAGGTATTCTTCCGGTGCGGAATCGTCTCCTCGTAAGTGAAGAAGTACGTGTATCCCTCCATGGGAATTCCGAACCTCTTGGCGAGGATATCGTTTCGAGCGGCCGGAGCTTGCTCCATTCGATCGACGTCCTGCTGGTACCGATCATAAGAGACAGTGATGCCGATGTTCGGCTGGGCTTTCACCCACATAGCAGGATCTGCTACTTCCTTGATGTCATCAAGGCGGTAGTAGAAGATTGAGATGTGAGGGGCGATGTATTCACCCTTCAGTATTTTGAGCAACTCCATCTTCATGGTGTCGCCTACCGCATTGCGGATTGTTCCTTCCGAAGAGACGGCCAGGATTACTGGATCATCGATCTTCGAGGCACCCTGTTCAAGTGCACCAACAACGTCCTCACGGATGTCGCCGGAAAGCCACTCATCCACCGTACAGACCTTGGGTCGAAGACCCTGTAGCTTGTCAATGGACATAGGTCGAACCTCGAGAAGGGATCCAGTGAGGAAGTTCTCCACCCCTTTCTTCGTAGCAACCAGTTTCTGGCGGTTAGCCCTCGCACCGGTTGTATTTTGAATGGATCCCTCAGTCAGGAACTTATACAGCGGACCTCGGGCTCGAGTGATAGCAGTCCGGAATGGACCCATCACCTCTTCAGCCTGCTTCATGGTTGGAGCCGTAGCAATCTGATGTGTCGTAGTAGTGTCAATCACCAGGAAGTAGTTCTGGATCAGAGACATATACATCGACTTCGCCGCTCCACGAGCAACGATCAGATATTGCTTGATTGTAAGTCGCTTCTTTACGGTTTTGGTCTCATAGTGACCGCCGACTCCATCCTCGTATGGGACGAAGACCTGGCGATCCTCGAAGTAGTACCATCCAAGGAGCTGTTCGGCCCAGAGCTTGAAGCTGTCAAGAAGATGGAGGTCGGCTCCGTCGGACAGAGTAAGCTCGTTCTCGCAGTATGCGATGAATCCTTCCACGGCTTGATCGTCGTAGTAGTATTCTGGATTGGCTATCAGTGCGTCAATCCGGTTCATCTCACATGAGATCTCTTCGCATACTGGAATCTCGCCTCGGATGACTGCGTCACGAAACTGCCCGTAGTATTTTGGTACTGCGGTGTTCGAGAGCATTACTTAGCAGTGCTCCCCGGGTTACGAGGGTACCGCTTCTTCTTGGGCGAGGGCTTAGTCTGCTTGAAAGACTTAGGCTTCTCAATCTGTTTGCGTTCAGGAGCCTTCTTGAGAGCAGGACCACCAATAGACTTGGCTTCCTTCTTAGTCTCCTCGGCTACGACAGAAGCTGCCTCAGCGGCTTCCTTAGCCTTATCAGCAGCCTTCTTAAGAGTCTCGGCTGCGGACTTCCCCGACTTACCAGGATCGAACGACTTATCGAAGGCTGTCTTCATGGCCTTGGTTGCTGCGTACGTACCGGCCTTGGTCAGAGAGTTCTCGAGGATCGATCGAGTGACTTCACGACCTCGAACCAGGTGGCGATCGGCCTTGAGCTCCCGATAGCGTTTCTCTTGCTCCAGCCGCTTAATTCGAGACTGGAGCTCGGTGTCGCTGATCTTCTTATATCCGCGGTTTGCGAACTTTTTTCTAGCCTTGGCTGCCTTCTTGGCTTCGACCTTTCCGGCAACTCGTGCGTCATGAGCCTGCTTAGCCTTCCGGACACTCGACGCCGTCTTTCGACTAGCGTCCACTGTGAATCGTCCAGTCTTCTTGAGGGCCCTAGCTGTTGCGACACGTCCGGCGGAAGCCTTCTTACGAATGACGCCCCATCGCTGGCCCTTTACGCCGTGGTGAATGAGGTCTTCTACCTCTGCTTCCCCTCGGTCTGATATATCAGTCGCCATGCTGCCTCCTCGATCAGCTTCTGGTATGCCGATACCAAGAAGGAGTTCCCCGGTGGGTCGAAGAACAGCTTAACCTTCATGGCGATGTAAGACTTGATTGCGGCCTCGTCATCAATCTGGTCGAAGACGGTCCAGGCCGTATCTTTCTCAATCGGGGCATCGCATTTTGGCCCCAATTGTGCGAGATCCATCCTTGCAGTGTTGATATGCATGAGGATCTGGTCGTCGAAGACATCATATCCCGGCATAATGCCGATTGCCTTCTTAGTGTCTTCAAGAATGGTTCCCATTAGATCCTCCAGGGAGCTTGATCATTCGGTCGACGCTCAACAACTCGTGGTGTCAACCTCGATCGGTCTCCGAAGTGTATCGCGTTGTGGGTATTCTTGGTTGTGGTGATGAGAAACTCTGGCTCGAGGATGTCTGGATTGAATTCCTCGAGATCTTTGGGTTGAATCGGATTCATGTGGTGGATCAGCGGCATGTATCTGATATCAAGTCCCTCGATCCCGAGGTCGCAGGCTTCATCTCGAGCCAGAACAAAGTTCCTGACCTTCTTCCACTCCGTTGAGGTGTAGAATCGTTGGTTCAGGTAACGATCGAAGCCAAACGTGGCTGTACCGACTTGCCCGGTGAGAGCCAGGTAGTCAAACCGCTCCTCAAATGTCTCGAGGCGCGCCAGTTCAGTATATGTTCGTAACATCTCCCGCTCCAGAGTAAGTACGGAAGGCTTCGATAGCTTCTTTGGCAATCTTCTCGGCTTGCTCAGCGCTAACGAGCGCCGTCTTCTTTGCCTCGAGGAGTGCTGTTTCGTTCCTCAGCTTCTCTACCTCCAGCTGTTCTCTTGTGGATGCTAGCTTGAGGTAGTGGTTCACCGTGGTTGCCGGTGCTGTACCCTCTCGAAGCTGCTTCTCAGCAAGCTCAAGCGCCAGGTTGATCATTTGCGCTTCACGTTGCTCTACAGTTCGAGCTGGTTTAGAGGGTGTTGCGGCCCTTTTACCCATAGTTGCTCCTTAGATAGAGGGCGTTTGGGGCCAATTGAGGGCTAGATTCTAGGGCCCGTTGTGAGCGAGACCAGCAGGAAGAAAGGAGCACACAAAAACTTCCTGATGGGCCCTAGAACCTAGTCCCCAATTGGCTTTCCAAATATCCCTCCGGGGAAAATATGGAG